CACATTCTTCTATCATCTCTTCAGCCCAGCGTTCATCTGGTGCCCATACTGCACCGCTCTCAAACACAGGAGCGACAGCATGTACTCTCGATAACTTATCATTGCCTTTACTAGGTGTAAAGTTGATAACGGGTATACCAAGCTGACGTAGTTCTTGGATGAGCGGTAGGCCCGAGGCCTTTGCTTCTATAATCACGGACTCAGGCTCCCAATACTTGTACTGCTCTAAAGCAATACGTTTAAGCTCAGGAAACTCTAATCTGTCTTTGACTACATCTAACAAAATTATATTCGGTGTCACTTCATCAGGATAGAATACACCCCACGTCGATATGGCACTGTA